CTTCGGGGGCGCAACATGCAGGGCGTTTTTCTTATTATTGACGAAGCGCAGAACGCGCAAGACCTGTCCGACCTGAAGCTGGTGCTGACCCGGCTTCACGACCACAGGGGCAAAGGCGTGGTGATTGGTCACAGCAAGCAGACCGATAGCCGGGTGGAGCTGTACACGAAGCACCGCCTGAACGCTTTCCAAGTCAACGCCTTTCATATGACACGCAAACCGTGGGCGGCACGGGCGTATCTTCTGATAAACTACCGTGGAGAAATCAGTAAGTGGGCTGACAGGGTGGAAGAATCCCTTGCCCTTCTTGAAGGAATGGAGGAAGTATTGTGAGCAGACGTACAGGCTGTTTGCTGGTTGCCACCTTCCTTGTACTCTTTTGGGCGGTGTTCTTCGGAACCTTGTGGTGGCTGTTTCACTAACCTACTTCCGAAGTAAGCTCAAATGATGGTATGATAAGCTCGACCAAACTTATGGGGGTGTGAACCGCATGGCAAGCCAAATCGGGGATGAACGCTACTACACCAGCGTTGAGAGTGAAAACGACAGCGCCGCAAACATGGTGACGTGCGTAAAGTGCAAAGTGAAGGCGGTTCCGAGAGGAATTACCAGCACACGTACCAGCGCAGAGGGCGAAAAGCATTGCCCGAATTGTGGACACGTACATGGGCGTGACAACCACTAATCCCAAGGAGAGGGGCTTCGGGACTTCCGAAGCTCCTTTTCTTCATTCCAAGCAAAGGAGGTAAATCAACGTGGATGATATTCTGACGATATGGCAGAACGCACCCAAGGGAGAAGTGCTTCTGAAGTCGATGAAAGACCAGCAGACCGAGCCGAAGTCCGCTATCATTGACCCATACAACTACATGGGCGTAAGCGGCGGCACACGGGTAAAGCCGACAGCCATTCCCTACTCCACGCTTCGGCGCATGGCACAGGTTCCAGCGATTGCGGCAATCCTCTTGACCCGGAAGAACCAAGTCGCCCGGTTCGCAAGGCGACCACGTTTTGACGGCGACATGGGCTTTGAGATTGTGCTGAAAGACCCGAAAGCAAAAATGACGGAAGCCGCACGGAAGAGAGCCATGGAAATCGAAGACTTCTTTCTGAAGACCGGGGCGGTTCCGAACCGCAAGCGGAAGGATAACTTCAACCAATTCCTTCGGAAGATTGTGGACGATTCCCTGACGCTGGACACGATGGTATGGGAGAACGTACCGAACCTGAAGGGAGAGCTTGCCGAGATATGGGCGGTGGATGCCGCTACCATTGAGCTGGTGGCAAACGCTCCTGTTTCGGAAGCCCATACGCTTCCTGTCTATGTGCCGCAGACCAAAAGAGGGCTGACCTTGGGCGGGGAAATCGCCTACGTTCAGCGAATTAACGGACAAATTGTAGCCGAGTATTCGGAGGACGAGCTGGCGTATGCAATCCGCAACCCACGGACGAACCTTGATTATACGGACTTCGGAATGAGTGAGCTGGAAGTGCTGATTGAGATTGTGACAGGTATCCTAAACGGTATTCACTACAACACCACCTACTTCACACACAGCCACCTTCCGCAGGGCGTTCTCGAAATCGTGGGTAAATACCAAGACAAGCACTTGGAAGGCTTCAAACGGCATTGGAAGCAACTAACTTCGGGAGCCGCTGGCAAGTGGAGCGTTCCGATTATGGCGCTCGAAGACGGGCAAGGTTTCAAGTTTACGCCGTTCAAGAACAGTAACAAGGACATGGAGTTCAACGAGTTTTTGGAATTCCTGTTCAACATTGCCTGTGCGGTGTATCAAATCGACCCGAACGAAGTGGGCTTCAAAAGCTGGACAAGCGGCAACAGCATGAGTTCCAGCGACAACACCGAAGCCAAGATGGAGCAATCCAAGGACAAAGGATTCGTTCCGCTGATGAATTTCCTGTCCGACACCTTTAACAGCGAAATCGTTGACCGTATTGACCCGGAATTCGAATTCAACTGGATTGGTGTGGACGAGCAGGACGAAGACAAGAAGCTCGAACGTCAAAAGACCATGATTGAGAGCGGCATGAAGACCATTCGCATGGTGTGGGAAGAAAATGACGTTGACCTGAACAAGGTGGCTGAAGCCTACGGTGGACAGCTTCCGAAGTGGATTGACGCACCAGCGAATCCGCAACTCATTCAAGTGTTCATGGCTGAAGCTGGGCTGGGGCAACAACAGCCGGGCGCTTCCGAAGGCGAAGGAGACCCGAACGCTGAAGCCGAGCAACAACAGGTACAAGCGGACGACCAGCATGAGAAAGCCAAGGAAATGACAGACGACCAGCATGAGAAAGAGCTGGAAAAGATGGACAAGGAACACGAACAGTCCGTCGAAATGGAGAAGCTGAAGCACAAACACGCCATGGAGCAGAAGAAACTCGACGCTAAGAACAAACCGAAGCCAACACCCGGCAAGCCCGGCGACCTGAAGAAGTCGCTGGACACTTCCGAAGACGATACGGTAACGGTGACCATTAGCTGGGACGACTACTAATTGACCGAAGGGGGTATTACCATGGGNATTCNACGCTGGTTCGGAAAAGGAAAGGGCGACAATGACGGACAGNANGAAGAGCAAACGCTGGTAACATTGCAACCGCCCGAGCATTTCCTTGTGGTTATTGAAGGCGAAGGCGTTTCCGAAGACGACGAAACGACCATCATTGACCTTCCGCTGACCGTGCCGCTGGCAAGCATTAACCACGTAACCTATGTGCTGGCACTCAATGGTATTCCCCACCGGGTTGAACCGTTGGGATGATTGGAGGGAAGGCGCATGCCGCAAGTTCAAATTCAAGTTCCGAAGTCCGTCATGAGCCTACCCAAAGAGGACAGGGACGCAATCTTGGGCGTATTGGCGAAAGCCGTGCGCCTTCCTGCTGTTATGCCCGTCTACCATGAAAGTAGCGGCGACGAGCATGACATGTGGCACAGCGACCCGGATTCCTTGCTGGGACAGGTGGAGGACGAGCTGTACAACCTTCTGAACGAATGGAACATTCAGATGATGGCTGACGTGATTGCGGCGCTGGACTTGCCGACAGAAGGCGTGGACATGACGAAAGCATTGGAGTTCGACCTTCTGAAGGGCAATAACACCGGGAAGAACCGCATGAGTGAGCTTATCGAAGCCAGCAAAGCCAAGCGTGAGAAGTTCCTGAAGTACATGCAGGATATGAACCCGTTTTCTAAGCAACAACTGAAGAAGCTGGACAACCTTCTGAAGCAGAAGTTACCTGACTACGCCAAGATAGCGGAGGACTTCATGGTTCGGGCTGGTTTCATCGGAAAGATTCGCAACCAAGCGGAGAAGGAAGCCTTCGAAACCATGGGTGCATTGGTTGACCGCTACCCGTCCACCATTAAAGCCGCCGAGAAGGAGGGCGTGGTGCTTACCCTACGGAAGGAGAAACGGATGCCTGAAAACGCCGCCGAAGGGCGCAAAGTGATGATTCTGCCGCTGACACCGCTGGAATCCAAAGCGGTACAGCATGCCGCCCAGCATGCCGCTGAAAAAATGACGGAAATCAGCCAGCGCCATATGGCAGGGGTGCGGCAGACCATTATCCGGGCGCAACGGGAGCGGCAGACACCGCAAAAGCTGGCGCAGGAGCTATTTGACCAATACGGAGAGCAAAATCGGGATTGGCGGCGTGTGGCTATCACCGAGCTTGCCTTCAGCGCCAACGACGCATATATTGCCGGGTGCGAAGAAGGCGAAACCGTGGTAGGCATGGGAGCCGACAACGCCTGTAAGTATTGCAAGCAGTACGTTATCGGCAAGCAGTTCACGGTTACCCACCAGCTTCCGAAGAACACATATAGCCACGAAATGAACATGGTATGGTCTGGCAAAAGCAACTATGGGCGCAAGGTGTCCGAGTATATCCCGGCAATCCCTATGCACCCTCTGTGCCGCTGTCGTTGGCACAAAATCAGCCGATTCTACAAAGTCCCTGAAGGCGGCGGCAGACCCGTTCTGAAGGAGACATGGGAGCTGATTCAGGAAGAACGCTTACGGCGTGGTATGGGGCTTGACCCTAGCTTGCCTATTCCATATAGCATGCGGTAAAATATGGACAAGCACGAACAACAATAAACAAAGGAGCTGGAAATATGGCAAAAACAATCAGCGCACAGCAAACCGAATTCATAAGGGAAACCGTGGAGCGGTTGGTACGCCGCACCGGGTTCCCGGTAACAAGCCAAGTCCTGACAGGTTCAGGCATTGCCACCCGTGAAGAGCTTCGGAAGCTCGAAAAGAAAGGTATCCTGAAATCCTGTTTGGTAACCGCTGGGCGTGGTATTCTTAACGCATATTACACGGAAGGAGCGGTTCCTGATGTTGTTAAACAAAAACAAGCTCAACTTGCTGAACAGCAACAAGAACAGCCTTCTGAAGTCCGTAACCCGGAAGGAAGCGAAGTCCCTGCATAAGGAGCTTCCACCGGGAGGTAAATGGGTGACCATTCGTGGTCACCATATTTACATTAAGGACGGCAAGGTGTTGGCTGGCGCTATCCCGGGAGCCAGCGGAAAGGCGAAGAAGGCGACCAAAGCCCAGCTTGCTGAACACCAAGCCAACTTGGACAAAGAAGGAGATGGGAAGAGTGCTAAAAAAGCTGGTAAGGTGGCTGGCAAGAAAAGCGGTAGCACAAAAAGCGCCGCAAAACCGAAAGGAAAGACGGGAGCAAGCAAGACTTCTAAAGAAGCTAAAACCAAGAAAACGGCAAAAGCGGCTTCGGAAGTAAAGAAGACAGCGGCAAAGACACCGAAGAAGACCACAGCCAAGACCGCCGCACCTACGAAGGGAGCGAAGGTGAGTGGAACCAAGAAAGCCAACACAAGCGGAGCTGGAAAGCCTGTTTCAAAACGAACCACCAAAACAGCCGCTTCCGAAGGTGGAGCTAAAAGTAAGCCCACCACTAAGAAGGGACGAGCAGGAGTAAAGGACATTCGCACCGAAGCACAGAAGAACCGGGAGCTGGCGTATGACGTTGGTGACAAGGTAGGCGGCGCACGGAAGGATACATACCAGCGGAATTTCTATGCTCACCCGACCCCGGAAACTCTTGCCGAGCTGGAACGCATTGCGCCCGAGCTGGCACAGGTGGCTTGCAAGAAGGAACACATTCTGAAGAAGGTGGACTTCGAAGCCGAGTACAAGAAGGGAACGGACGTGAATGTGGCGTTCCTGAAACAGCTTATCTATGACCGCATTTCCCCGAAACCTTCCGAAGACAGCCCGGAAGCACGGATGGCATACCTGAAGGGAATTCATGAGCTTCACCGTATCCTGACCCCAATCAAATCATGGGATGAAATGAAGAACGCCATTCGGGACTTGGGCACACTTGCCCGGGACGGCAAGCGAGCGACTAATGCCAAGATTACACTGGCTAACGCCCACCGCTACACCTACCTAAACACCGACCTGTATAATGAGTACGTTCGGAAGGGCGAAGCGGCGAAGAAACAGCTCGACTTCGGAGCCTTGGGCGAGAAGCTGGAAAAC